TCAAGAAATTCGTACCGTCGACGAGCGTGCAGCAGCTGCTTGCTGCGTACGATGCGGTGGAAGAGCGGAGAAAGCTATCCTTACGCCGCCCCGAGTGTTCGGAGACTTTGAAGGATATGAGTCTCCTGCTACTGGCAAGTGGGTCGAGGGACGCAGAGCTAGAGAAGAAGATTTTCGGGTGAGTGGGTGTCGGGCGTACGAAGCTGGTGAAATGGAACAGATGCAAAAGCGGCAGGCGGATAATGAGCGCCAGTTGGATAAAGCCGTAGACCATGCGGTGGAAGCATCGCTGAATGAATTGACCTCTTAAGGAGTCGTGCCGTGGCTGATGAAAATGAAGTGATCGAGACGCCGGAAGAACATCAGGCAAATGTCGATGAGACAGTAGATAATATTGTTTCCTCGCTGAAGCTTGTGTCTGACGAAGGCACGGATGCGATTACTGGAGAGATTAAAGAGGCGAAGGATCGCGACCCCTTCGCGACGAAGGTTGAGCCGACCGAGGCGAAGGAAGTCGTTGAAGAGCCGGTGGAGAAGCCGGCTGACCCGACGACGCAGGCCCCGCAGGATGATCGGCCGCCGGACACTTGGAGGAAGGAAGCGCAAGAAGCTTGGACGACGACGCCGCCGGCGGTGAAGGCGGAACTCGCCAAGAGAGAGAATGACCTCGCTCGATATGTTGGAGAGACGAAGAAGTATCAGACAGACATCGCCCCGTACGTAGCTGTCGGCGCGGCCGTGAATAAGATCATGGAGCCGTATATGCCGCTGCTGCAGCAAAGTGGCGTCAAGCCGCAGGAGCATCTGCAACGCCTGCTCTATGCTCACGCTACGCTGACATTCGGCCAGCCCGAGCAGAAGGCGGCGATGTTCAAGCAGCTAGCACAAGATGCTGGCATCGATTTGGGTGCTTTGGCCTCGGGCCAGGGTGCCGTTGAGAATTCCTCGCTGCCGCAGATTCGAGCGCTGCAGCAAGAAATAGCCCAATTGAGGCAAGGAGTGACTGGCGTCGCTTCTTCGTTTCAAGAAGCGCAGGCTGCCGAACTTGCGCAAGGGATCGTGGCGTTTGCGAACGATACAGAGAATCATCCCTTTTTCGCACAGGTAGCGGACCAAATCCCTGCCATCATTGATGCGGGTCAGGCGAAGACTCTTAAGGATGCATACGATTTGGCCGTCGAAAGGAATCCCCAGACGCGGGCTGCCCTGCGTGATAAGGAATACTCCGCTCGACGCGCGAAGGAAACTGCTTCGCAATCTGCGCATGCTGGTGCCGCTCGCAAGGCGCTTGGCGCGAACGTGAAGTCACGAGGAACAGGCAGGGCGGCCCCTGCTCTCGGAACCGTAGACGACACACTTAAAGAGGCGATGCGTGAGATTAACTCGCGCTCGTGATCTAAACCCTGTGAAGAAAGGATAGCCAAATGGCTTCCCCAAATGCAACATTCACGGAGTTGGTGTCGACGACTTTCCGGAAGCACGGTAAGACGTTCATCGACAACGTGAGCAAGAATAACGCGCTGCTGCGTTACCTCATGGACAGCGGGCAGGTCAATACCATCGACGGCGGTCTGTCGCTGGTGGCGCCGCTCGACTACAACAGTAACTCGACCTACCAACGCTACAGCGGCTACGACATCCTGAACATCTCGCAGTCAGATGTCCTGACGTCGGCCGAGTTCCCGTGGCGCCAGATCGCGATCAACGTGGTCGCGAGTGGGCTGGAAATGCGCATTAACAAGGGCGATAGCCGCATCATCGCGCTGGTTAAGTCCCGCATGAAGAACGCAATCAGGACCTTCAAGAACAACTTCTCGGTCGACCTGTACTCTGACGGCACGCTGCCGAACCAGATCAACGGCATCCAGGCGCTGGTGTCGGACGCGGGAACGGGGACGGTTGGAGGTATTGATTCGGGCATCTGGCCCTTCTGGAAGAGCATTGTCCAGAGCGCAGCTGCTCCGCTTCAAGGCGGCGGTGCCATCACCCCTGGCCCGACGACGATCGAGTCGCTGATGCTGCCCCTGTACCTGCAGCTGACGCGTGGTGATGATCAGCCGAATCTCATCGTCGCAAGCAATGACTACTACACCTTCTTCGAGCAGTCGCAAACGTCGCTCAAGCGTTACACGGACGACCAGTCTGCGAACGCCGGCTTCGTGAGCCTGCGTTACAAGAAGGCCAAAGTCATGTTCGACGGCGGCTCGGGAATTCCGCTGGCGCATATGTACTTCCTCAATACCGACTACTTCGACATCTTCGTCCACGAAGACGCGAATATGACGGTGCTGGACGAGATGCGCCCCTACAACGCAGACTCGGCGGTGGTTCCTGTCCTCTGGATGGGTAACCTGTTGGTGTCCAACCGCTCGCTGCAAGGCGTGCTCAAGGCATAAGGAGAATAGACCATGCCTGGCTATATCAATCTGAATGGCAACATCGGCGTTGGCCCGCTGAACGAGCTGTTGGGTCCTGCCGATACGACCAAGCGGTATCCTGTGGGGATGTGTGCAGATGGGCTGGACCCGTATTTCGGGTACGGCAAGTTTCTGTATCTGCAATTCCCGCTGTCGCAGGCGGTGACTATCGGGCGGCTGGTGATGATCTCAGATCAAACTGGGGTTGTTGCTGACCTTCCGGCGGCTGCACTGCAAGGGTATCCGTTCCTCGTCGCACGGCAAGCTTGTGCGTCGTCGGCGACCCCGCAGTATGGTTGGTTCCAGAATGAAGGTATCTGCCCGATTCAGACCAACGCGACGGTTGCGGCTGGTGTGAAGATTGCAGTAGCTGCCGCCGGAGTCGCGGGTACGCTGGTTGTGAGTCAGCAACTGGTTAACACGCGGGTCCTGCAGTCGGCAACCTTCACCATCGCCAAGACCAATACGCAGACGACTAATGGTTCTGCAGTGGTCCAGGTGACCTCGATCGACGGACTGTTTGTGGGTCTGACGATTTCGGGTACAGGTGTTACGGGTACGATCACGGCGATCAGCACGAATGGCCGTGATGTGACGCTCTCAGCCAATGCAACGGCGACGGGTACTATCACTGCGACGTTCACCTACACAGGCTTTGGCCTGGTCCACATCAGCAACCCGTTTGCACAGGGTGCGATCACTTAGAACAGATGTTGTAACCTTCACCCGGGGGGAGGGCCGCGACTCCCTTCCTCCGGCTTTTTGTCGCGGAACTTAGGAGCACATGATGTCAGATTTCGGAGCGGGATACAATACTCCCGGCGGCATGGCAGGGCAAGACTACCGTCCCCCTTATGTGAAGTATGAGCGGCGGGCGGTGGACAAGCAGAAGCCAGCGGCTGAAGGTGGCGGGGTGTATTATGTGGATAAAGACTTCGCCATCATCACGACGGCAGGAAGCAAGAACTCCGTCGAGAAGATTGTAGATGAGTGGTGGCCGCAGCTGGAAGATCAAGTGAGGCAGGGGAGATTCCCACCCCAATGGCTGGATGCGTATAAGAAGCAGTATGCCGCCTGGAACTCGGGGCAGGAGCTTCCGGTTGACGGCACGCCTATTGTGAGCTGGCCGGCCGCTAGCGCAGCAGAAATGAAGATGATGCATGCCCTTGATATCCGCTCGGTGGAAGACCTTGCCGTGGCGAACGAGGAGCTGCTGAGCAAGATCGGCATGGGTGGAAGGGACTTGAAGAAGCGCGCCCAAGACTGGGTAACGGCGAAGACGGACACTGCTCCGCTGATTGCTCAACTGTCCGCCATGCGCGGGATGCTGGATGGCCTGGAGACTCGCCTGAAGGATGCGGAGGCGAAGAATACTGCGTTGGAAAGTGCCCTCAATCAGCGGAATTACGTGATCCAGACTGCGCAGAGGGATGGAGCGCCGCCTCCTCCGGACTTCGAAGCCATGCGGCAGAATACGGCTCGCGAAGAGGATGCTATGATTACTGACGTTCTCAAAGAGGAGCTTTCGTAATGGCCGAGATGTCCTTGTTGGATATGGCGCAAGAGATTGCGCCGTCCTTGCAGATTCCAGTTCCGACTACTGTCGTCGGCGCGCTGGATGATCAGACCCTGCAACTCTGGAAAATCTTCAACGAGGGCATTCGGAGTTTGAGCGACGACTACGAGTTTCAGCAACTGCTAACGCCACAGACTTTCACCCATCAGAATCTCCCGAATTACGGGGCGTTTGACTGGAGTGCGGCGACAATGCAGCAGCAGGCCGGGGACGTTCTCATCCCGATTAATCTGCCAATGGACTTCAAGTACATGGCGACGAATACCCTCTGGGATACGACTAATCGCCGGAGGGTATTCGGACCGCTTACCATCCAGGACTGGCAGCAGCTCCTCATTTTCAATGTGAATCAGGCAGTTTTCTCCTACATCATGACGGGGCAGGTTCTGCGCATCTACCCCACTTCGAGCATTTATTCTGCACAGACGGCGGGACAGCCGTTTGCGGCAGGTTCCACCTTCACCGTCTACTACGGCTCTTGCTTCGGAGTGAATGACTCCTTAGCCCCGCTGGGCATTACCCGCACCTATGAAACAGATACGGCGACCTGCCGCCTGCCCTCGAATCTCGTCTTGGCCGATGTTAAATGGCGCTGGCAGAGAGCCAAGGGCCTCTCTTACGCCGAGGACAAAGACATCGCAACTCGGATGTGTCTGAATGAAGTGGGTCGCGTCGACCAAGGGCCAATTGACATGGCTGGCGAGAGCCGGGATGCGTTCCCCTCACTCTTTGTTCCCACCTTCAACTCCGTCGGCCATCCATGAGACTTGCGTTAGAAGTTAGCAGCGCGCCGCGGGAGAGGCAAGGGACTTCTTTCCAAGAGCACCTGCCAGCGCCTGTAGCTGGCTGGAACACGAGAGATTCAATCGTCGACTTAGGGCCAGAATTCGCCACTGTCCTCGACAATTGGTATCCCAGATTCGGCGAAGTGCAACAAAGAGGAGGCTCCCTTGATTGGGCTACGGGTCTTGCGCATGGAGTTGAAACACTGGCCGTATACAATCCCACTGGAGGAACGAATAAGCTCTACGCTATTACCGACGATGGCGTCTTTGACGCGACAGCTGGAGGCGCTTTCGGAGCAACTGTCAAAGCGGTCACCAATGGAACCTGCAGCCCGGTCAATATCACCAATTCTGCAGGCACCTCGTTTCTGTGGCTCTGCAATGGCACTGATGTCCCCTTCTACTTCAACGGCGCCGCCTGGTCCAACACAGCTCTCACTGGAATTGCTACCCCGGCAAACCTAATCTACGCTTGGCTCCACAAGCATCGTATCTGGGCAATTGAGAAGAATACGATGAACCTGTGGTTTCTGGGGCTGGATTCAGTCACAGGAGCGGTTCAGCAGTTCCCCGTCGGTAACTTGATGCGGAGGGGTGGGTATCTCGTCTCGGGGACGAGTTGGACGCTGGACAGCGGCGACGGACCGGACGACTTGCTGGCGGCAATCAGCAGCGAAGGGGAAGTAATTGTATACAAGGGGACGGACCCGACTTCGGCGAGCTCTTGGGGCATTGTTGGTGTTTACTTTGTCGGGCGTCCTTTGGGCAATCGCTGCTTTACTAAACTGGCTGGCGACGTTGCCGTCTTGACAGAGAATGGGGTATTTCCGCTGTCGCAGGTGCTGCAGACCGGCTCGTTGAATTACAAGTCTGCGTACACGAATAAGATTCAGCCGACGGTTACCGACTCCACGAGCGACTCGGGGATTACCACCTTTGGCTGGGAGGCGTGTGTGTATCCCGCCTTTGACGCCCTTATCATCAATGTCCCCTCGGGTTCGTTCAACTCGAACCAGCGCCAGTGGGTGATGAATACGATTACTGGGGCGCTGTGTAGCTTCTCCGGCTGGGCAGCACAGACTTTCGCTGTCATGAATGGACAACTGTACTTCGGCACAGCCGGGGGAAAGGTGCTAAAGGCGTGGGATGCTGCCGGGGCGATCACTTCCGACAACGGCTCAGACATCATGGCGACTGTCCATCAAGCGCC